GTAATAATACATTGACTATGGCCCTCGCTGAGAACAACCAACCAGCTGTCAGAGTTTCACATAGAAACGAGTTTGACGCTGAAAAGGTGAAAGAACTATTAGGTATTTCACATACTAGAATTACTCAGTTCAAGGAAGCTGCTGAATTCTTAGGTTCGAAGCGTTATACTGATTATGACTTTGAGAGATTCCTCGGTAAAGTCTTTGGTACATCTACCAACGATAAGAGAGAACTCAGCAAGACTGGTGTTAATCTTTCTCCAACAGCTGCAAGGGCTTTGGAAATTGTTGACTCTCAACCAGGTGCGAACTTCGCTCCAGGTACATGGTGGAACGCTTATAATGCGGTCACTTACATGACAGACCATGAACTAGGAAGAAACGCAGACTACAGGGCTGCCGCAGCTTGGTTCGGTCACAATGCGAAAAGAAAGCTTGACGCTCTCAATATCGCAGTAGAAATGGCGGAGGCAGCGTAAGTTGCCTTCTTCTCTCAAGCAAAAAAGTCGCACTTTTTTCAGTAAAAGTGTTGACTTTTGCTTGTTAAAGTATTATAATGGTTGTATAAATTATGAAAAAAGGAGAAAAAATGAAATTTGATAAAAATGGTCTTTTAATCGAGGACGGTGTTTCTGTAAAAAGAGATTCTAAAGGTAAAGAGAGGACTGATGCGTGGGTCGGTAGATTCCATGTTAACTGTGCTGGCGATATGCTAGAACTTGAAAAGATTAAAGACACTGTCAAGTCTATGAATAAACTCCTTAAAGAAGGCGATGTCAAAGATAAATTTGGCAGAGACGCGAGATATAGGGTTGAATTGAAAGGCAGAAAGCCAATTAAGAAAAGAATTAATCCTAGAACTGGTAATGAATATGGTTATAGTGCCTTCGGTTCAATCGTTGGTGGTATCGCTAATGCGTCAGAGATTGACGCTTATATTTACAGAAGGTAATATGATTAATTGGTTATTTGGGTGGGTCAGTATTGACTACCTGCAAGAAAAAGGAATACTATGAAAATTAAATTTGAGGCTGAAATCGATACAAATGAAGATAGAGATATCGGCTATGAAATTCTACAGCTTCTTCAGGCTCTTAAGGATAGAATTGAGCAAATAAATGAGGAAGAATACGACGAATAATTTTCGTCTAGCGTGTTGACTTTAACAAGTAAATTTGTTATAATGGTCACATAAATTAGGAAAGGTTTTTAAAGGAGTTGTTATGAAAATTGTTATCCAAACCCAATATCGTGAAAATTATGCCGCGCACAACGAGGACTATGTTCCTGGCGTTTCTGAGGACTACTGGAAGTTCAAGGGCGGTGATACCTACATCGTTAACGATGTGACGGCTGACCAAGCTCAGTCAAGCTCATTTTGGGACGAGCTAGAAGCTCTGGTGACTTATCGTAATGACGCTTCAGAGGAATACATTCTCGATATTCAAGTTATCGACGATATGGATTTCAAAGCTGAGGACCATTTCCAAGAATGGGAAACTCCCACTTATATTACTCAGGCCGAATATGGTTTTATTGCCACTAAGAAAACTTTAAATGGAGAGTTTGGTTATATGCGACCTGAGATTGAGTCTAGGTTTGAAACCTGGACTATGCTTCCAAGGCAGGAGAGGAAGTTTTATTCTTCTTCTTTCACTATGAAAGATGGATTAATTCTATCTTCAGACGAATTGAAACAATACTTTTGTGAGGCCGCGTAATGACTAAAGCTACATTTGACACAATCACATCAATTGGCCTGCTGGCCATACTCTTCGGAACTCTGATTTATTTCTTTTTCTTCTCGGCTCCATTGCCAGAAGTACATGTCAGCTATTCTACAAAAGAGTGTGTGAAAGTAATTAATTATGATAGTCGTTTTGACTATACATGTAAAAATTACCCAAAGAAATATCATCACGTTTGGGTGGAGTAATATTATGTTAGATACAATAATTGGAATCATTCTTTTAATACCGATGGCATTATTTGCATATATCGGTTGTCACATGTCAGAAGAAAAAAGGGCTGGCAAATACCTCCCTTTATTCTGGGAAAAAGATGGTATGGGATATAAAATCTTCAATAAAAATGATGTAAAATATACTGATGGAGATAACACTTAATGAAGATTCAAATTCTTCAAGAGATTACTGATTGGGGAGATACGCCTGTGGCAAATGGGAAATATCACCTCAATGAAAATGGTCACCTCGTCGCCTACGAGAGGACTGACGGAGTAATGAAAACGTTTCGTTCACCAATGAAACAATTTTCAAAGGCAAGGCGTAAATTCAAAACGATTGGAGAATACACTCTATGAATAATATTGATTGGAAACGCTGGGGGAAAGTTGCATTGGTTGCACTTCCAGTAGTAATATGGGTTGCTTGGTATGAAATCATTAAGGTTCTTCATGCTGGCAGCGAATGGTTCAACGATTTCGGCGACGAATGGCTTGATGATTTTTTAAATAAGGATTGATTATGAGTAATATTATTTTACCCACTAGTGATAGTGATAAAAAGCGAATTAAAGATTGTATGGTTGAAATTTCCAATTCATACACTCGTCAAGAAGCTGAAAGAAGCTTTATCAAAGAGGCGATTGTCTCTTTATCTGAAGATGTGAATATTCCTAAAAACATTTTGGCAAAAATGGCTAGGATTTATCACAAACAAAACATGGCAGATGTTGTATCTGAAATTTCAGACATCGAAGCCCTACTAGAGACAGTCAATGTCAACTAAAACAGAAGTTCATCAAGAGGGCACCGCAATGGAACTCTCGTTATCACGCAAGCTCATTCGAGACTTGGAAGACTCCGGTGAGGTCCTCTCACCGGCAGTCGCTTTATCTTTGGATAAAATCAAAAAATTCTACAAGAAACAAATCCGCAACGGACTTTTGTGACAACCTTGTAAAATATTGTAATTATTATTAATTTTTATAATGCATTATAAAAATTTTGTATATATACAATTGTATGGCAATTTACCATGCGACTTCTTTTTAACATAAGGATATAATGAGTCGAACGACTGATACTAAAATTTTAAAAGCAGTTAACCTATCGCCTCCGGTCGATGATACATTCTTTGATAAGCTCGAGAATGTACACCCGATGAAACAAATAACTATCGCTTCTATAATCCAGGTATCAGTATTTGGATTTATGCTACTAGCATTTTATTTAATAGGAAAAGTGATATGAGAAAGCTTGATAAAGAGCGAATACAAGAGAATTTTGAAATCATATTATTATGTAGTATTTTTACAATTTCTCTTGTTGGAGTAAATCCACCACTATGAAAAAGTTAGGTTATTTTATCTGGAGATACTGGGTCCTTCCTTGGGGCGCAGGCTTTAATCCGCCACGGAGAGCGAAATAGTATGTTAGAATTTGTAGTCACATGTATAAGTTTGCTATGCGGAGCCCTATATTTGAAATATGCCCCAATGTACGAGATCAGAGATGCTCTCGAATTGGAAAAACTAAGAACAAAATAAAAGGAAATCAGCAATGAAAGCAATACGCAATGTATTGCATTCGGCGAATGTCGAAATTTGTATGGAGTGTCTATTAACAACAGTCTTTATGGGAGTGATGTTTTATAGTGTTAGTACTATCTTATGAATGCATAATCCGGATGCAATCAAAAACTAGAAAGGGAGCGAAAGCTCCCTTTTTTATAAGCCTTAATACCAGGGATTATTAGTCACATAACTAGGCAAAAATCTTTCTTCGGTTTTTGGCCCAAAAGATTTTGCAATCTTATGATTTTTAGCCTGTGGACTCAATAATTTGTTTCTAAGGTCGCGTTTGACAGCATGTTTAAAACATGCAATTTGATATTTAGTCATAACATCTCCTTTTACAAAGATGCGTTCCTTCGGTATCATTACCTACTTCCGTCTGTTTCCAGATGAACGATGATAATGCGTTCCTTCGTCTTATGACTACTTCCGTCCCCTAAGGGATGAACGATTAATATTATTTATTACTTAGCGACAACAAACTCATTCAATTCTGCGGCAACATTAATAATGTCTTGAGCAGTAAAGTTTTGAGCTGGTAAAGGTTTCTTATCATCTGGATGATTCTCATTGTGATGATATGTAGCGTTAATCTTTCTTTCAAGATTATCATATAATATGGACTGAGCCATACTGAGTAGGTCGGCACGGATTTCGTACCCTGATTTATTTGACATAATTTCCTCCTGTGTGTATGTGTGTTTTATGTCTTGTATCTTTTATTAGATACATTATTATATATACGAGTTATCGTTTATCGCATTGCCTCTCGGCTTTATTAAGTAATCTAAAATTATTTGCCACAACAACTCCAGTTGAAACACCTGCACCTAATTTCCAATCATACCAAAAATTTTCGTCGGCATCTAAAACAAATTTTAGTCCACCAATAATACCCAACTTTAAACCCACCATTTCATGCACTTTTGGAACTTCGGGTAATAAAGGATTTGCTTCATATAAACAATCATACTTCATACCCCTATAAGTTGAATATACATCTAATGCCTGTATAGTCCAGAAGAATATATCAATATATCTTCTTTCTCTCTCGGTCCAATGAAAATCTGGAGAGGACATATCCACGTCAAGATTTACATCATTTATTGAGAATTGTGGAGCTAGTTCTTGGAATTTTGGATTGTGTTGTAAATCGCGAAATGTAGGAACAAATTTAGGACCATAAGGTAATTGGATAATTGCACCGTTAGGCATTATTCTCGCCTTGCCTACAATTGTTCGGCGAACATAATGTTCGTTATATGGAGCAAAATGCCCTTGTTGAAATTGTGCTAAATGTCTTTGATTAACGCTGGGTATGTAATGTGTTTCTATTTTAGGCACATAAGCACTTGCCGGAATACTCAGAAGTAAAAGTAATCCGATAATGAATTTATTTAGTAGTCGCGATAAAGACTCCATTCCAATCCTTTGGTAGCGTTTGTGTTTTCATATATTCACAACGCTCTATCCACATCTTGTAATAACCAGCCATTTGGCCTTCAAAACATTCCATTAAGTCATTACAGATTTTAATGGCCTTATCAAAATTTTGTTTTCGATAATTCAGATGCATTGCTTCATGCATCTCTGTGGGTTTAATATATTTATTCTTGGGCAAATCAAGAACTGTGTAAATTTCAATGCCTACTGTCTTTCCCTTTACAGCTAAATCATCTACTTTTAAAAAGAAAAAGTCATCACGACAATGTTTTACTGTATCTCCACCTACTAATAAAAGACAACCATATTCTTTACATTTAGATTCTATGCGGGCAGCTGTGCTAACAGCGTCTCCCAAAACGTCATAGGAGTGTCTCGATGTAGAACCCATTTCCCCAAGATAGCCCAAACCGCTATTAATACCAGCCCCCATACCAATAGGTGGCCTTCCTTCAGCTGTGATTTTTTCATTAAATTTCTCCACTGCTTTTAACATGTTGAGCCCAGTTTGTACTGCGCTTTTAGGATGTTCCGGGTCATCAATAGGCGCATTATGGATATGCATTGAAGCATCGCCTATATATTTTATAATCATTCCATCAGCGTTAAGGACAGGCTCTGTGATTGAATCCATATATCCATTCATTAATTTTGTCAAGCCCTGTACATCGTCTCCAAAACTTTCACCTAAAGGTGTAAAGCCTCTTAAATCAGAAAAACAAATACTGACTTCTTTTTTCATACCTTCTTTAATGAGGGCAGGATTTTCTTGTAAGAGACGAACAACTGTTGGAGAAGCATACCCAGAAAATTGCTTTTGTATTTGACGTTTCTCTAAGAACGTGATATAATACTTATTGAAACTTGATTGGGCAAACACTATTAAGGACGATAATGAACTCAACGTGGCATCGACAAAGATTAATGAACCCTCCCAAAGATAATAGCTTACTCCGTAGGAGGAAACTACAAGTGGAAGCGCAACTAACACCGCAGGAGTTGTGGGCAAGATATAGACCGCTCCAAGAATACCTAGACCTAGTACAACCAGAAGAACAAGCTCGGCTATTGGCTGCCAGTCGGGAATCTGTATTTCAACTCCTGAAAGGACGGTCTGAACCAGGTGTGCTTGAACTTCGTGGGGATACTTTGCACCCAATGGGGTTGCGACTGGATTAGAATATCCTTCAGCTGTTACGCCAAATAAAAGAACCTTTCCAGATGGTAATGGGTCCAATATACTGATTTGTTCAAATTCATTCCAGAACGCAATTGGCATTTCAGCAAAACTATTTGTTGTAATTGGGTCTTGGCGACCCATTCGTATCCACTCGACTCCATTGGAGCCGACTTTCATCTGATAACTTGGTTCTCCGGTAAACACTCGTAATGTATCGAGGGCGAGAGATGGATAGGGATTCCCGGCTGCTTTAACAACGAGGGGCGCTCTTCGCACGACTCCGGTTGGTGCGTCAGGAATAGCAACAGTGGCGCCAACACCAAAAGCCCAAGAAGAAAGAGATTCCACAGGGTACAATAATCCTGGAAACGTGTATAGCCAATTTTCATTTTGTTCTCCAAAAGTTGCAACACCTACAAAGGTGCCAACTCCATCTGATGTTTGTTGAGTGGGAGCAGAAGATAATACAACAGCTTTATTTGCCATTGCTTCTGCCAATTGATTATCCTCTCCGAACCTATCAGATTCGGAATAAATCATATTTAATACATATAAAGAATCAGCAGGGCCAGAATTAATGTAATCAGCAACACTGCCCCTTGGCCAAGGATACTGACCATTTTTTGCAATTGATCTTTCGTCAATGTTGACGAGGACAATATCCTCCGACGCAATCTTTTCTTTTTTGGAATGGAGATAGTCATAATATGAATACTCTATACTTTGAATAAAATTTGGATTCGATATACTTAAAGTAGCAAATCCAGTGATGGTTATTAATACCGTCCACCACTTTGTTAACCATTTCATTATTGGCCTTGCGTTACCGCTGCACTACATCCACCAGCCGTATAACAATCTACTGAAAGTGAATATGTTTGAGTTGTTGTTCCTTGCTGTAATAAATTTAATGTTGTTCCATATATGCCATCAAGTGTAATTGTAGCAGAATGAGTAGCGTTATTTCCTTTTTGTCTTAGCGTCACGTCGTTGTATGAATTATAAATTGTTAAATCTATATCTTTACCACCATCGTGTTGTTGTCTAAACCAAATATCGTTATCACTGCCAGCAAGATGAAAGTTAAAATCGTGTCCGGTTGTTCCACCTTGATTTGTCTGATGTCCCTGGAGGTGATTATTGTTTCCATATAAATCCATTTCAATATAATGGCCTCCGCCTTCAAGCCCATCATATGAATATGTAGAGCTCGTTGAGCTACTCCAAGCTGCGCCTTGAGCTAATCGAACTGTATTTCCACTACCACTCATTTCATCAATTACGATTTGATTTGAAGTATTAGTGTCGTTATATTGAACAAAAAATAAATTTAAACTTGCTGAATTGATGTATGAATAAACATCTTGCATTTTAATAATATTATTTGCACCAACTTGTTCTACTGTAAGATTTAGATTATCCCCAGTTTGTTCTATTGTGATTTCATTATCTGCATAAGTCTTTCCGGCTGCTAATAAAAGGTAAACACCTAATATTGTCCATGCAAATCCTAATAATACTTTATCTAATTTTCTATCGAATTCGTCCATAATTTTATTTATCCACCTTGTTTTATAACTATAACTGAGTCGTCTCCACCATTTAAATTAATGATACCCGAATAACCTTCCACCTCTGTATCAATTCTGGCAGAAGCATCTATGGCAAATACTAATTTAATTGTGTCTTGCACTTGTCTATAAAATACAATTTTTCCATCTTGTTCATAAATGTTATATTGAGAGTCAGCATTAAGTCCAAATGAAGCTCCTTTTAATTCTGCTCCCAATGAAGTTCCAGCAATTGCTCTATCATCAAGCGCAGCAGTAGTTTTTACAAGCTCTTCTACAATATCCAAAGCATCAGTTAGGAAATCAACATCAAGAAAATCAATGTCAAGCTCTGAAAATTCTAATGCATCATCTGCAAGATAATCTGTTTCTAATTCTGTAAACTCTAAAAAGTCAATATCAAGCAATCCTTGGTCTTGATTTGCATCATCAGCCATTTCCTCGTCAATTGCTTCTTTTACTTCAGGAGGAGGGGCAACGATAAACATATTATCAATCATTGCTGGTGTGATGTTCTGTATACTGATTTTAGGAGTAGGTGGAGAATCCAATGTGGAAACCATTGTCGCTGCATAAGCTTCCTCTAAAACGATAGTACCACCGAGATTTGATACCTCTATGGTACCTGATGGATTACCATATTGGTCTGGTAAAAGAATGACAAGCGACCTTCCGAGCTCGTCAATAGTTGTTGTAAAGTCTGTCCCACGAACTGATATAGTAGCTGTAGGTGTTTGTATGTCTATATTGTTTTTGTTGACCATACCCAAACGACCAGATGCGAACCTTGCAGTCCCCATCGCCATTCTCATAGCCATTTTTGATTTGCTTGGGTCTGGGTCGTAGTATACTTTGTCAATGAATACTTTTGTATTTTCTGTAAGTGAAAGTTCTGCTTTATCTAAGAACTCAATTAACATTCGGCCGTTTTCTGTTTCAGCCGTGTCATTCATTACGATATCTGGAACTTGTGCATCTGAAACTGTCAGCGTTGCACCAGCTTCACGAGTGATAGAAGCACTTCCCTTGTGTTCAATGATATTCCCGATGGGCTCTGCATGAGAACCCACCGAAAATAGTAGAATACTAGCTGTCGTTAGAGCTGTCTTTTTGATTAATCTGAATTGTTGCATTTTCAGAATCAACATCTAGTGTTATGATACCATTACAGGTTGTGACCCCTGTTGGGCATGTACCACTTAACTGATTAATGTCAATATCAGCTGATGAACCATCAAGTGTTAAATTGATTTCTTGTTCACCACCATCTTTTTGCATAGTGTTAATGTTATTTGAACCTCCAGTAATATCGAAGTTCCAAACAGCATCGTCTACGTCTATATCGACATCAAAGACATTACTATCTCCAATTATAGTTAGATCGAAATCCAACCTTTCCGCGCTTGCGTTATAACCTTGGTCAAAATCCATTATGTTAGAATCACCAGTAATACTTACATCCATAGCAGTACTATCTGAAGAGCCAACATATCCGATATTCCAATCCCATTTGTTAGAATCACCTGTAAACAATAAGTTATAGGTGCTACTATCAGCTATTAATGGACCGAATAATAGATTCTGATTACCAATTTGGTCTATATTAAAATTCAAAGTTGTACCAGTTATAACCATGGCACTTGAAGATGAACTAAAATCATCAGCTCCAATTTTGTTGCCATAACCATATTGGTCAATGTATAATGTTAAAGTGTCACCAACCTGTTCGATGTTAATTTCGTTATCATCGGTAGCTTGAGCAAATGCGAAACCAGAGATTAATACTAAACTTAGGCCTAATAGTTTTTTAATCATCTTTCGTTTCCTCTATTTTATTATTGATTTTCCAGAAGCCACGTCTGTCTCCTTGATAAACCATTTCCAGCACGGCAGCCTCGATAGCTGTTCGTACTGCATACGTCACCGATTCATTATTTCCCACACCGTCTTCATATTCAATCAACTGTGTTCCTTGTTCGATGAATCTAAATACATCACCTCCGGAACCATAACTTAAAATTGTCTTTTTCGTTTGGACATTTAATAGTACTTCGCCTGTTAGAACACTTACCGCTCTTAGCGATACCGTCACTTGGTCTTGTCTATATTGACGTGAAAATCCAATACCTAAAGTTCTGGCACCTCTACCGCCAGTTTTTAAATTACTATCATATCCAATAATACCACCTTCAATTATCATTCCTGCAAATAAAAGTGGTCCTAAATTTTGTGGCTCTTCTCCAAGAGCTTTGGCAGCTTCGTCCCTGCCACTTCTAATAATTTGTCTTTCTCGTACAAGGGCATCAATCCCTTGTCTTTCAACTACTCTAAACCAGGTTCCATTACCTGCAGTTTTAAGAGCGTCAATTAATAATTCTGTTCCACCTTGAGTCACAGCTGTAGAAAAACTTTGCCCTGTGACTGAGTCCTTACGTTGCCCTGTTTTATCCAAAAATTGATATACAGCAACAACCGGTCTTGTTTCAGCTGGTGGTAAATTTAACAATTCAATATAGGATGGTAGCTCTACTACTTGTGGATTTTCAGCACATATTAATTGACTAGTGTAAAACTTACGAACGCCTGTGTAGACATCTTTACCCCAGCCTTCATCGTACTTACCTGTTTCGTATGCACAATTGGCAGGATTCTCAGACCACTGCGGAATACTGGCACAGCCAGTCATAAATGCAAGTGCTATTATACTAGCCGTTCGGGTCAGAATTTCCATCGCTTCCAAATGTTCCTGTTCCTATAGGAATTTCAATTACTGTTGTTGTTCCATTCTCATCAACGATGGTCATTTTAATATATTCTGTACCATCTTCGCTGGTGAGTACCTCATATGTCACGGTAGAACCTTCAAGGACAAATGAGCCGAATCTTACAGGATTGTCATTTGAAAACATATTATCAACTAGTTGTTTTGCTAATTGAGCGTATATACGTGATTCTAAATTACGAATAAATTTTGCGAGGGTTGTGTTATCTGCTTCTCGTTCTGCAGCTCTTTGCGCAGCCTCTAAAGCATCTTCGATTTGTTTCTTTCTGCTGTGTTCTTGGTTTTCAATGGTCAGATAGTGAGCACCCGTACCCACACCACTGAAAGAAGGATTTTTAAACTTGTGTACAATAGGTTCTGCCTGAACAGTACCAATTGCAAATAATAAAATTAAACTACTTTTTAGTTGGTTTCTCATTTTGATCTTTAAGCCTCTCATTCTCTTTATACTTTAATACCACATCTACCTTTTGCTGTAAACGAATAAGATCTTGGTCTAGCATTCTCATTCGGTCAATTACCTTTATCAATTGCATATGTTGTTTGTCTATTTCAGGCTGTAATTTTTCGTTTACAAATTGCCAGACAAAATAGACGAAATACCCAAGCCCAACAACCATTACGACCGGAAAGCCATATTCTGATATTAGTTGTGCTATATCCATATTAAAAATCAAAATTTAGTTGTTCATTACTATCAAAATCAACACGTTTGTCTACTCTACGCAACATCGGTTGACCTATTTCAGTTTCACTTGCCACAAAATAATCTCCCACTTCCCAATTAAATTTGTCTAATGTTAGGTCTGCAGTTCGTGATTCTGCGTCAAAAATTAGAATATCGCCACAGGGAGTTAACTCCCATTTATAGCCACAAAACAACATTAATCTCTCCTTACGTCGAGTTTTCCGTCCTCAATAAAATTCTCTGCCCGAGCTATTCTCTCAATATCGGGATTTAATCCCAGCGCGCTACTCACAAGCAGATCGATTTTGACCATCTCATTTGACATAGTCCGAGCTCTGTTTTCGAGGCTTTCACAAAACATTGTTAATGTATTAATGCTATCAACGATTCCTTCAAAAATTTGCTTAATAATAATGAATATGAAGAATCCCATTGTCAACGCCCCGGCAATGGGTAAACCCACATCCGAAATCAGCTGAAATATTTCTTCCATTATTTTTCCTATTTTAGGAGAGACGCGCCCTCAAGTCTATTTATAAGACTAATACAAGCAAAAAAGATTAAAAAATTTACAAAAAAGTGTTGACATTTGCTGCTTGTTATAGTATAATGTACATATAAATTAGGAAATAGGAGTTGTTTATGTTAACGTTAAAAAAATCAGATATTAACCAATTAGAGAAATATTTCTCTAAAATGTCTTCGCCAGAAGATTTTGCTCTTGTAGCTAAATTGTACAAGGCACAACAAAAATGGAACCAGGAAAAAGCTAAATCCTCGTTCTTTGTTGGTCAAGAAGTTCAGTTTACCAGTAGTAGAACTGGTGAGACTTTGACTGGAACCTTGGTTAAAAAGAATCCGACATATCAACATGTCAGAACTGAGAGTGGTACTTGGAAGGTCCCAGCTTCCATGCTTTCAGCTGCCTAATCTAGGCAAAATCTGGAATGTCGGGTTTCGCTCGACATTTCAGCACTAGCGTGTTGACTTTTGAGATGAGTATGATATAATACCACACAATATGAATATTTTTGTCACAGACTACGACCCAGTAATTGCCGCGCAAAACTTGTGCGATAAACACATACCTAAAATGATTGTCGAATCAGCACAGATGTTATCGACCGTTCATCGTATGTTAGACGGTGTACCAGAACGTAGGCCATCAAAGTCTGGTAAGACAATGCAACAATATTATACTTTTGGAGACGAAAGAGACGAATTATACTATGCAGCGGTGCACAAATACCACCCCTGTACTACATGGACAGCAGAAAGCAAGACAAATTACGAATGGCATTATGAACATTTTGTCGCAATGGCAAAAGAGTATCAATTTAGGCGAGACAGAGTTCATGCCACATTTAACAAACTCGGTACATTGTTGGAGAAACCACCAACAAATATACCAGATAAAGGACTTACTGAGTTTGCACAAGCGATGAATCACTATCCAACCTGTAAGGTGGAAGGTGATGCAGTGCAAGCTTATAGGAACTATTACCATGCCGCAAAACCTTTTGCGAAATGGGAATGGGGTAGACCTGCTCCAGATTGGTGGCAGGGATATCAAGGTTTGCCGGGTTCGGCTTAATAATATATACATTATATAAATTAGGAGAAATTTGTCTATGTCTACAGACTTTAACGCTGATAATATCGCCGTTTCGTTAATGGAGGATGTCAAAGCAGGTCGTTTACGCCAAACTACTTTGCTTGAAGCATGCCTTGCTCACATGTCCGAGGACCAAATCTACACAATGGCTATCCAAGAAGGATTTATTTACCAAAGTGAAGATGACCCCAAGGAAGATCGAATACATTATGATGACCTTACAGCACAAGATAAGATTATCGAAAAAATACTTGCGAGACACGGAGGTAGTTAGTGGAACTATACGAATTCTTTACGGTGGCAATTATTTACACTGTAATGGGTCTGTACTGGGGATTGACTTATAATAAAAAAGCAATTACTGGTGCGACAATAGATGAATTAATTAAAACTGGTTATCTCAAAACGCGAGGAACTGGTAAGAATTTGGAAATCCTAAAACATAATGAAAGTTAACGACTTTACTCTCTTTAAAGTTCAAGAAGCACATCAACTCTCCGACGAAACCTTACTTGATAAAGGTGAGATGAGAGCAAAAGAACTCAAAAAACTCATGAAAAGAAACGATGCATTAGGTATTGCAACAATTGTTCAATCAGTTGATAATGACCCAGAAATAATGCACGACTTTCTAGAACATTACATAAGATAAAAAATTACTTTTAACGTGTTGACATTTCGTAGTCGGCGTGTTATAATGGAATCAATTATTGGTAGGAATACTTATGTTTGATAGTGACTTTGAATCCGCGCCTGGAGCCTTTTGGGAAACCTTAGGCCAGTATGTGTACGGATATAAAGAAAATGATGAATGGGTTTATATTGGAAAGGGAAACTTTAACAGAGCGCTTTCTCATGTGGGCTCAAAAGATTATGACACAGATAATCTCTATATCATTGCAAGGAACCTTGAAAAATTTAAGAATGAAAAGAAAGATGTTCAGTCTTTCATTTTAGAATCCTTCCTCATTTCTAAAAACGACCCTCGCGATAACTCAGTCGCGGGACATCATAAGGAGTGTTTTGTTATGGCTAAGTTCTCAGAACTTTTTGATGAGTTTAAAAAGGACCAACATGATAACTTTGAAACTATGCCAGATTGGTTTACTGAAAATTATGAAACCTTTGCTGGTAAGTTAAATGTTATTGTGGTTAAATCCTCACATCATTTATTGGAATTTGCTACAAGGCAACAATTACAACCTTCGTTTGAGGTTTCGACCGAAGGCAATGTATCGTTGCGTGTAGGTATTTGGTCTAAACCAGAATTCCACTCACAAAAACTTGGACAATTGGAAAAGTTTTGTAGTGAATTGGATATTGACCCATCAACTTTAAATAAAACTGGAAATCGTGAAATCTATGAGATCGACCCTGGTAATATGACCATTGAAAAGGCAGTCGAGTTTATTAAAGATTTCTTTTCCTAAAAATATCTAAATAATATTATGGCATTTAAACCTGTAGACACACTAGAAGAGCTACAAAAGGAATGGCGTAATCCTTACATACAATGGTATGCAGCTGGAATGCCTTCATTTGTATCTCGTAATACTGAACCTTGGAAACAAGTCACATTAAAGTTTCGGTCAAAAGAAGACCGAGCATATTTTGGTGAAGCAATGGATTATAAATTGACTGACAAAACAAATGTGGTTTGGTACCCAAGAAAAGAATCAGAAAAAAATCAGATGAGTAGATATGTCGAAGAGTAATCGTTATCCAATTTATATCATATCAAAAGGTCGCTGGGAAAGTCGATACACTCCTAAGGCTTTAGAGAAAATGGGCGTCCCATATTTCATCGCAGTAGAGCCACAAGAATATGATAACTATAAAGAGGTCATTGGACCACTCGGAACTGTATTAAAACTTCCATTCAGTAATCATGGAAAAGGTTCTGGTCCAGCTCGGAACTGGTGTTGGGAACATTCTCAGGCAAATGGTTTCAAACGTCATTGGTTAATGGACGATAATATATCTGAATTTTGGCGTGTCCATAATAATAAAAGATATCGTGTGGAAAAAGGTTCTGCTATTTTTAGAGCAACCGAGGATTTTGTAGATAGATACGAAAACGTAGCTTTGGCTGGTTTACAATATAAATTCTTTGTGGTTGATGATACTGATTATCCACCTTATGTACTAAATACCAGAATCATGTCATGCTTTTTAATTGACAATGATTGCCCAGAAAAATGGAGAGGCAAATATAACGAAGATGTAGATCTGAGTATACGAGTTCTGAAACGAGGACTTTGTACAATGTTAATGTATTCTTTCCTATGTGGAAAACTGAGAACCGGTACTGTAAAAGGTGGAAATACATCTGAAATTTATAATGATTATAAGGAAGACGCTTCGCTTACCAAATCGCAGATGTTAAAAGAAATGCATCCGGATTGTGTCACAGTTGGAGAACGATATGGCCGAGTTCACCATTTTGTCGATTTAAATGCAATTAAAAGAGCTGATGGTTTACCAGCAAGACAAAATGCTCCAATATTAAGATCTGATGTAGATATTGTAAATAAATCAAATAATTATGGAATGAAACTTATGCGAGAGTTTGGTACCGAAAATCAATATGAAGATGTTGCATTTAGTGCTGATGTGTTTCCTCAAGGTCGCAAATCGGTACATTCATAGAGAATCGCTACCAGCGTCGTTTATGGCTACAAGGTATGTTTATATACCATAAACTACCCTCGCTTAGACACAGATTAAAAAAAATTAAATTTTTTTACAAAAAGTGTTGACATTTGCTACTTGTTATAGTATAATAGACACATATTGAGGGAAACACCCCACCGACAGAGACAATCGGTGAATGGATAACCTGAGTCGAGTAGAAGATCTTATCAATCGGAAGGCTCAAAGATATAGGTGGACAACCCGACCGGCAGCTTAAGCCGGGGATATCAACCGAAGTACAAAGTTGGTATTGCCCGAAGTAATGGGAAGGCCGATGCAGGAATGCATGTAATTATACGGGTCAGAACGAATCAATATAGTGGGTATTAAAGCGACTCCGTGTATGAAGAAACGCTCGATACAGAAGTCCCCAAACTAGTGCGGAAACACAAGATGAAGTACAATAATCTAGGGAAGGGGCGCAATGGAAAAGGAAGAACCTCACCTTCCCCGCAAGGAAACCGAGGGACACAGGACGGCAGTCCAGGCTTTTTTCCCTTTAGGCAGAGATGGTACTTCGGTACCAACCGAGACTGGGATTAACGAGTACCATGTAAGTCCGAGAGACGTACCTACGATTTTTTAAGAGTTTCAATAATAGGGGCTCAAAGCTCGGGGTAGCGGCAGGAATTTAAGATTAACAATTCCACATTATTTAACGAATTGCGTTAACACAAATTCCACCGCCCCAAATTTTGATTTTAAGGTAGTTTGAAATCCCTGATTAGTCATCAGGTCCGGTAGACCGGCTCAAAGAACAAATGACGATTGTGAGTGAGAAGTTCAATACCTAGGCGATCCTTGACATACCTTTGATGGGCGTATATGGAAGGGTCGCCGATTTTTATTTTTAGATGGCCCGTTCGTCTAGTGGTTAGGACACAAGGTTTTCATCCTTGCAACAGGAGTTCGATTCTCCTACGGGCTACCATTTTAATAATTTGGTAGTTTGTATTGACTAAAAAATCTCGACAAAGACATAAGGAAACGGCGATGACGGTCGGTACTGGTCTCGTTATTAATTATCCTTTAAATCTTTTCTTTTTGTGGCTATTCATTTCTATAATGGAAATCACAGACCCTTTCAAGCTGAGTGTTCTTATCACAGCTGTAATGACTGTATTAGCATATATCCGTGTATATCTAGTACGCTCATACTACGACAAATAATCCTTTCTTTTTAAAGCAAAATAATCGCACTTTTTTCGTTCTACGTGTTGACTTTAACGAGCAATTTGGTATAATAGACATATAATATTTAAAAAGGAGTTGTTTATGTTAAATGTTAGGATATTAGGAAACCAACCGGAACCATCTTTGACTATGGACGGTTATGAAATTACTGACTTCGAGGTCAGAACTAGAGACGAAAAGCTTTTCGAAGAAGGAAAGAAAATCGTTAATGATTATATCAATCAAAACCCAACTTGGGAAAACTGTCAATTCTTTATCGACGACCCAATGACAGTGGGTATCTATCCTCAAAACAGCGAAGGTGCTGCATTTAACGAGATTGTTTTAAAACTAGAATCCTTAGGTTTCTATGGTAAAGGTGCTGGTTATAAGGAGATTGCATAATGAAATTATTTGAAAAGTGGACAAAACTTGGTCAAGAAACATTTGGTGATACTTTTGAACAGTGTCAGTTTTTCTTGAATGGTAAGAGATATGTTGGAATGATTAAAGAGTTTGGCGAAAATCATATCGACGTAAAGCCTATGTCTATTGATTATGAATCATGTATCTTTATGGAAAATGTCAATATGGTCAAACTCACAAAAGATATGTTTGACAAAATCAAGTTAGAGATTTGGGACGATGCAAGAGGTTGCGATAATTCAGCTATCGGTGTTGCTGGTTGTTATGAACCTTGGGAAAACTTTATCTGGGAATAAAAAAAAGGAGGCCGAAGCCTCCTTTAAAATGGTTTAGTGAACCTAAACTCTTTTTATTATACTTCAGATTAGAATAAGTTTGTGACTCTAACTTTTCTGTAGTACTTGTTGACGTTATTTGCCAATGAGCCAAGTCCTTGCGAACCGACATCACCTTGAGCAAATGGGTTAGCAACCATTCCGTAACGAGTTTTGAACCCGATTTTTGGTTGGAAGCTGTTTTCACCAACGGCACGGACCATTTGTAATGGTACGTATGGGCAGTAGAATAAACCTGCATCAAATGCAGATGAACCCTTATAACCAACTACTAAGTAGTTTCCGCCAGCAAATGGGTCAACATAAACTCTGAATCTTCCGTTAAGAACACCAGCAAAAGTATTGCCTGTGTCATCAACTTCTAGAGAGTTTGAGTTTAGAGCAGGTGTGTAGTCTAATACACCAGCCATTTGAAGAGCAGAAGCAACGTCTGAAGAACAGATTACGATGTTTCCTTTACCTCTTCTTGTTCCTTTAGCAATAGCGTTAGCTTCTTGCTCGATTTGGAACATAAGGCCTTTGAACTTCTCAACAGACCATCTACCATTTGCATCAACGTCTAAGTCGAATACGCCTGGAGCAGCAGTGTTTGAAGCACCAACTTCAGATGTTGTATAAATTGTTCTAACAACTTCTCTATTGATTTCTGTTAAGATTTCAGTTTGAAGGATGTTAGCCAATTCAGTTTCAGCATCTAAGCCGTGAACTGCTTTAAGGTCTTGAGCTAATTCAGTTGTGTATTCAGCCTTTAGGGCACGAGTCTTAGCAGAAACAGTCACTTTCTCGATTGAGAATGCCATTTCAGCATAGTCAGCACCAACGCCATCACCTAAAGCCTCAGCAGCACCTGTATCCATACCAGTACCAGTTGTAATTAACTGAGTATTAGCATTTGGTAAAGTGTTTGCATGAGTGCCAGTTCCAGCAAAGTCTGTATCAGCTTCATTAAATAAAGCTTCAGCACCACCTTGTGAACCATATCTTGCACGCATTGCGAAGATAAGGCCTGTAGGACCAGTCATAGGCTGAACACCACAGATATCGTATGCGATTAAGTTAGGTACGGCTCTACGCACTAAGCTAATTAGGATTGGGTCATAACCAGCAACTGGACCAGCAGCAGCGTTTGTTGATAAGCCTGAGAAGCCATCAGCAGATGCAGCGTTTGTTGGTGCAGCTTCACTTAAAAGTGAAGTCATGTTGGCTGATAAATCGCCAGATTCCATCAAAGCTTTTTCAGTGTTTTCTAACACAGTAGCTGTGACAGCTTTTCTGTGAGAATCACTAATTGGTGAAAAAGATTCGTGCTCTAGTACAGGGCCCCACTTTTCCACTAGTCTTGAGTAATTATCCATTTCGGATCTCCTTTAAAATAAAATTAATTTAATTTAATTAATAAACCAAGTTAAAATTAATTATTCTTTCTAGTGTTAAATGCCTCTACGAGAGCATTAATAGATGAGTAATCAGAAGCTGGTTTAACTACTTCCTGTTCATCTAGAATAATTTCGTCATTTTCTTCTTGTAAATCAGATTGTGTTTCCACAGCTGGTTTGTTTGAGAAGAATGACTCCTTAATTACTTGAAGATTTTCGGTATAAGACTCTAAATCTTCAATATCAAGCTTTTCAGACAATACTTTCAAACGCTCTACCTGATTTTCAGATAAGCCTTCTGAAAGCTCGTCAAATACTTTACTAGCCTTTGAAGATGAGATTTCTCTCTGTAGGTCAATGTTCTCATTTACGAGGTCATTGTGCTTTTCTTCTAGGTCAGAAACTTTTGCTTCGAGTTCTGAAACAACATCAACAGTGGTTTCATCAACAGCAATATTATGCTCTGTGAATAATCCTTTAAGACCTGACATTAATGATTCTGCCATTTCTACTTTGATTCCACTTTCGATAGCGATTTCGTTCTCTTTTGTCCATTCATTAACAACATAGTCAAGATACTTGTCTACGTTTTCAACAATTTCTTCCATTCTGGATTCAACTGCTTCACTTAATGATTCATCTAAAGAACTTGAAAGCTCTTCTTTGATGGACTCTGTTCTTTTGTTAACTTCTTCGTTTAAAGCTGCTTCAAAAACTAATGAGATTTTGTTTTTGAACTCTTCAGATAAGTCTTCGCCTTCGATGATTGATTCAATAGAAGATTCGATAACTACTTCCTCAATTGTTTCAACTTCTTCAGCTTCTGTTTCTTCAGCAGTAGGAACTGGTTCACCGGCTTTTTCTTGGCCTGGTACCACTTTCTTAGGGTCTACTGGATTTACTGGCTTATCTTCGGCGGTTTTCTTCAACTTGTCCTTTTTACCTTCTCCACCTTCTGGTGTTTCAGGATTAGGCACTTTTGAGATACCGTCATCAGCAACGAATTCTTTGCCGTCTGCCATAATTTTTCTCCTTTAATTAATTATGTTATATAACTATAATTTTTAACAAACAATTTATTTGACTGTTTTTATTTATAAAAAGTTAATTTCTTAAAGTACGGATAAATGTTTCAAACATTCTTGTAGCCGTATCTTCGTCAATTTTGCGCACCACACGATTTACCTTCTTTTCTACTTCTTCACGGATGTCGTCAATAATATCAACTATTTCTTGAGCTCTCCATGAACCAGAAGCAATATCGTAATAATACTCTTTATTCTCCATAATGCCATTTACAAAAGCATCTGGAGCAGAAGGGTCTGTCACAATGTCAACTGTAGATAAATGAAAGTCCTCTTGAACTTGCATTACACCATCTTTCAATTGTTTCACTGAGCCAAGGCCACGTGTAGAAACACCAATCTTGACACCTTCGTCTATAAAAGTTTTTACAATTTCCCCCATAGGAGTAGAAAGGATTTTTGCCTTTCCATAAAAATTGTTTCCATCTCGTTTCATCTCTGTAATTAGATGTGAAACTCGATCCCCGTTAATAGTTGGACCTTCGGGATGTCCTAATTCACCTAACGCTCTCTTTGTTTGAATGAAATCTTTTGAATAACGATCCATTTCCTTTTCAAGAGTTTCGCAAGGATAAATTCTTCCATTGCGATTTTTAATATCACCTTGCATAAAAATGCCTTCAATAAAGAAGGATTTCTTACCGTTATCGGCAGCCTCGGTGATAATTTCGCAATCTTCTGTATATTCTGATATAAGTTTCATAATGGTACCTATTTAAGTATTATTTATAACTTTTTCCTTAAAATTAACCTATAGTAATTTCTGCAAACTGAAGAACTTCATTATATGATTCTTCGTCTGCCAATAATTTGCTAGACATTTCTTTTGCATCTTTAGGCTTTAATTGCTTAAAGAAATCATTTAAAAGTTGAGCTTGATTTTTATCAACCTTTACTCTTTTACCATTATCTAATTTTGCTTGACCAGCTCTGGCGTTTACCTTATTGCCAGAAACTCTAATACTTGATTCCTCAAGTTCTATTGCTTCTGAAAATCCTAACATGCCGGCCTTGTCAAATATAGCGGCCGCACTAATCTTTTTTACAGGATTTACCAGTTGGTCTCCTTTTGACCATGCATAGAGTGATTTAACATTACTGAATACATCAGCAAGTTTATTTTGCCACCACTCTTCTGGGTCAACGCCACTCTTCAGATATTCACTAATCTCTTCTGAGGCGTAGCAAATGAAATGTAATTGTTTCATCATCATAGGGATTTCTTCTTGGGGACTCTCCAAGAGTTCTTCCTCTGTGCTGATTTTATCTAACATTTCCTTAAATGTGACTTTGATTTTTCTACCACCAGACACGCCGATTTCAACAGCTGAAGGTGATAATTTATCTGATTTTACTTTAGGGGCTTCATCTGGTTGAGCATCAAGAGTATCAGCTGAGTCTGTTTCAGTTTCTTCCTCAACTTTTTCCTCTTCGCCCATACAGTTTGAAGCATATAAACCTTCAAAAGTAGACTTTGAACAGCCATACTTTTCTTTGATTTTTTCATACATTTCGTGTTTGGAACAACCAGAGGCATGAAGTTTTACCATATCTTCGACACATGCTGATTCATCATAACCTTCTTCAGATTCAACTGCATCTGGTGCATCATTAGGGTCTTCATCACCCATAATTTTATCGTATTCGTCGTCCCATTTTTCCTCAGGTTTCTTGTTTTTAAATCCGAGGATTTCAGTAATTGACATTTGCTCAATATCAACACTTTCAGATCTTGCAGCTTTCTGTTCGGCTTCTTTTGCTTTTTGAATCGCGTCTTTAGCCTTTTGTAATCTTTCCTGAGCTTTTTTCAAGCGTTCTTTAGCTTTCATTTTCCTTTCTAGCTTATCTGCTTGTCTTTCAGCCCGGCCTGCTTGACCAGAAGTTGTAAATCTGTCTATGGTTTGTCGTTTAATACCTCTACCAATTGCTTTTGCAGCTCGGCCTATAACCTCATCAAGTTCTTCTTCTGTAAGATCTTCTAGATCATATTTGGCTACTTCTTCTGCAAGTGCATTAATTTCTTCTTCGGTCCAATCGACGTCATCAGTAAGATCTTCATCATCGACAACGATTGTATTACCTCTTTTAGGTAGAGTTTGAGAAACTTTCTTTCTGTAGGCTTGGTCGTAAGCTTTCGCATCGTCACCTTTGGCATTATCCGCAGGGCGTTTTTTAGGTGTTAAACCTTCAATATCACCCGTGAATTGAGAATCCAAAGCAACAGGATGATCGATTTTCTCAATCTCGTGTTGATTTTTAAATCTCTTTTCTTCGGGCGCCTTTGGTTGGCCTACCTCGGAGAGAATATCTTTAAAATGTTTCATATTGAGTCCCTATTTAATTCTATTATCTATTTATTAAAAACCTTGATCTTCATCATCGAACGCGCCTGCTCTTCTTTCTTGTTCTATCTCATCTTCCATTTCTTGTGCTTTTTCTTCAGACATTTGAAGAACATTTTTCACAATCCACTGATGAGAGAAATATTTCCCTGTATAATCAGCCACGTCTCTTAATGTAGTTAATCTTTCTCTTAAAATCTCGGCTTCCTTTAGTTCCTCGAAATAATTGTCTTTTACAAAATCATAGCGAATTTGGTTTCTTATTTCATTAAACTCTTCTGGTGTCAAAATTCCTTTTAATACCAATTGTTTCTCAAGTACCATATTGAATAACCAAGAAAATCTTGTTCTTACCCTACGAATAAACTTACCAAATTTAAGTTCATCACGAGTAATTTCAGATGCACGTCCAAAAGTAGCCTGTGTTTCTGGTTCCAACCTTGTCAAAGGTACTTTCAGTGCTTTGTATAATTTACGCTGAAAATACTGAAGGTTCTCATCAGTACTTAAAGCTTGAGCAGCACCTCCGGCTAGTGTATCAACCTCGGTTGACCTTTCACCACCTCTACGAGGAAACCAAAAATCTTCAGTCATTGTCAACATTTTACGTGAATCTGTAATTTCACCTGTTGACGAATTATACTGAAGTTTATTTTTATGGCGGGCCATCATATCTCTAAGATATTGTTCCGCCTTATTCTTAGGCAAATTACCTACATCAATATAAAAAATTCTTCTCTCTGGCGCGCGAGTCAATGTATAAATGACTGTTGCGTCCTCAAGCATACGAAGCTGATTGAGTGCCTTAATTGCTGGATGTAAATGAGATAATACTAAACTATTATTCTCATTCATCAATCCTGAAGTCACTCTACCAATAGAGTCCTTCGCAATTTTAAACCCGGTTGTACCACCAGGAACCGGCGACCCAACGCCTCCAGTACTTGAGTTCTGGAATCCCGAGTCTGAATACATGTAGTATTCATTTTTAACTCTTTTTGTTGGAATACCAGAGTGTTTATCTTTTTGTTTTTTGTCAACTTCCCTAATAAGTTTTAACTTACGAGGGTCTACATATCTTAATTCTACGATACCTTTTTTCAGATTATCATCATCAATAATAATATGATAATTTAATCTGCCGTCCACATAGAACTTATAAAACATATCATAGGCGTTATTTGTAAAATCAAATAGCGTCAATATGTTATCAAACTCATCAACAATTTTCTTCCTAACCTTTTCTGGTAAGTCCGTCTCTCCTAGAGCAATCTCTACCACTTGGTCGTTTGTGTCAATACTAATTGCTTCATTGACGATGTCGTCAACTGCCTGAGAAATCTCAGGTTGCATCGCCATGTGACGATATCTAGTAATTAACTCAGACTCTGTTTTAGCAGAGCCTTCCATATCTAAAATTGTATTATAAAAACCACCTAGCGCATTACCAACGGTAATTGCACCATCATCATTTTGGGGCTCCGCAAATGAAACCGGAATGTTGTCGATTTCATCTTCGGCCCTCTTTATTTCAAAGCCAAAAATTTTCAAAATATCACCTATTTAAATTATGTAGTTGGAATTCCAGTGCTGCCTTCAACTCTCCAGAAGTCGTATGCAAATGTCACGCCGAATTCCTCTATAGCATCAACGTTTGACCAATCCATGTCGATCTGGTCAAGAGTCGTTGGATACATGCCTTCAAATACATAAGATCTGATAGCATCACCATCTTTGCCATATTGTGTAATAACGGCATTGGACTTGTAGTCCTGAGGTAATGCACGAACATTGCTATCATGAGTATTGATAGCGTTCATCCAAGCCTCGAAGCCATTTCTTACGATGAAATCCTCATCATTAATTACTGTGACTGTCCAGTCATCAAATGTTCTGTCGCCAGCGTATTTGATATTTCTTCCGAAGTAAGGAACCTCAAATGAACCTATGTTTGAGGCTGGAATTCCACCAGCCCTAACCATAAACGGAACTTTGAAATCTGCTTCAGGAGCCACAGGATTGAGTATCTGCACTTGGAAAAGGGAAGACCGAGCACCACCACCTACTAGTTGTGATTTGAACTCGTTAATATTAAATGCCATTCTCGTTTCTCCTATTATTTCTAAAAATTATTTATCCTATTATAGAGAACCTACAATCTCTTCAAATTCAATTCCGCTTCGTGTAGCAACAAATGTAAGTTCAATTACATTAATACTTCTAGCAGGTTTGATGAAGATATTAGCTCTAAACTTACCTTGGTCCACTATAGCTGGCGTATTTACAGTACTATCAGATATAACTCTGAAGTCTATGATTCCTCGTCTTCCTTGAATATCTCTTAAGAAAGGTTCCACTATATTTTTGAATTGAGTTTGTGAAAACTCATCATTCAATTCGAATAGGAATGTTTGAGCGGTATTAGCAATTACCTTCTCAACTGCAATGAACAATCTACGAACATTGAGGCTAGAGAATGCAGTTGGTAAACCTAATCCTGTTTTATCCCCAAATAGAACAATACCTTGTCCTACCTGTGACATTACTGGGTTAACATCAGAACTATAAAGTTGGTCCCTTTGTGCTTTACTTGGGTTAAATGCAAGTTTTACAACATTCTTAATTACACCTTTACGGAATCCAGCTGGAGACTCATAAGGTTCAACACGAGAAGCAAGACCAGCCATGTCACCGTTTAATGGTACATATCTGTATGTGTCATTATACTTGTCGTATCTATATTTGTATCCAGAGTCCATAAAGAAGTATGAACTATTCTGTAATCCATTTCTATATGCAATTACATTTGTAAGTTTTGCATTTGTTTTGTTTTCGTCTACAACAGCTTCTTTGGAAGGTGAAATAAATGCAATACAATCTTTTCTACTTTCAGCAATATTACTGATAATATAGTTTGCGATATTACGTGCATTATCACCCTTACCTTGAAGAACAAATGAAACATCAATCTCGTTAGAGTTTGCAAAAAGGTCATAACCTCCTGCAAGAGCACCAAGAGTTGTTGCACTTTCTGAAGTACCATCGGTACCATTTGCAAGATCTTCATAAGCAAGTGTTTGAGCTTCGAAGTGTGTAGTATTTGCAACCTTAACCCAACCAGATTTTTGTTCAATTACATCTTTATAGTAATTTGTAGTACCATCTGATAGTTTTGCTGTTGATGTTGTCGATACATCTGTATATAATTCTATTGCAGAGCCAGATTCACCTGTAATGCTACCATCACCATCAATAACTGCAATGTGATAGTTTCCTGATTGAGGTGCTGTACCAAATAAACCGGAATGTTTCCATTTTCTTTCTAATGAAAGTTTATTAAGGTCTGTTTCAGCAAGAAGATATGAATTACCAAAATTCACGGTATATTCATGAGATGTAATTAATGCGCTGTTTGCAGTTTCATCACCGGCTGAATCCAATGTTGTTTCAGTTATGGAACTTACGGAAAGTTCTTGATAACCAACTGAATCATTACCGATTCTGATTAAGTCGCCTACATTCACATCAGTGACTGTAAATGACTCAGCAGGCGTAACTTCAAACGTTACAGTTGAGCTGTTAAATGAAATTGTTTGTTGAATTTGTGTATTACCAGTGATTTTTGAAGCAGTAATATCACCAACGCTAATTAATGTATCTGAAAAATCTTCAGATTTCACATAAGAAACATCGATTGAATTACCTAGTTCACCAGGATATAGAGCATCGAAACCACCAAAGGTGTGCAGTTGAGTATTTGCATTTGAAGTATCGCTAGCAGAAGCTGCGACTGCACCGTTATCAACACGAGCTACATATAATGCATTAGCGTATGAAAGGTAATCTGCTGCAACGAAAAATGTTTCATAGTTATTATTGGTTGGTTCACCAAAACGACTTACTAGTTCATTCTCCGAAGAAACAAGAATTGCTTCGCCTACAGGACCCCATCTAAACACTCCAGCTATTGCTGCAGGTGGTGTTGCGATGGCCGGTACCGCTGCTGATGCGTCCACTTCACGAACAATTACGGAAGGACTTACGGAAAAAGCCATATTATTTCTCCTTTAATATTATCTATATAGAATTTTAAACCTATTTGTTATTAATTAGTTATCACTCTTTATTTATAAAAAGTTGAGCCTATACCTCAAAAGCTCTTCCAGGTACAGACTGCCATCCACCTTCTTGGCCGATGTCTTCGCCTGTATCAATAAATCCAAAAGGTAATAAGTCCTCGTTGAGCTGTTCCTCGGTTTTTTCTCTTAATTGTGCCAAGGTATTTATGTCTGTTAATTCTCTGAAAAATCTATCATCAGTTAGCCATGCAAAGATGACTAAATTCATGACCATATCATCATGAAATCCAGGTTCAGCCTCGTAGGAAAATCCCTTTTTAGAAAATCGTGATAACTCCTGTATTGTGTTATAATCTACTAAAATCATCTGGTTTTGTTCAACCAGCATTTTTAGTATCGAACAACCCTTTTGTTTAACACTTTTTGTTGTTCGTATTCCATGATCAGCACCTCTTCCAAATCCACCTGATATTCTTTTTCCTGAACGCCCCGCATTCTCTGTGAATAGAAGATTTTCATAGCCGTAGTCCATTAAGAGTACATCTGAAACTTGTTCGCCAATATCGTTGACTTCAATCAGAATGGCACTCTCATTATACATCAGCCCTATTCTATATATAATTGAAGCGAAATCAACAGGACTTATCATATTATCTCTATAGCATACAACCTGTTTATAGGGCATTTCCGTCACATCAAACACAGTAAATGTTGAGTAATCAAGGCCTTTTCCTCTAGATACATCAACTGTCATTACATATGCATGACCTTCCTTTACTGGTTCATATTGGCACATATTTTCTTTTTCTACCAATGGTTTGGAATGTAGAAGCTGTTTCAATTTGGCACCACTAATCAGTGTGCCAGAGCTTCCAATAAATTCACAGCAGTATTCTTGGTTAAACTTTTCTTCATCATGATCAAGTGCCTCGATTGTTTCCTTACGCCATTTTTCATCACGGCCAGGAACATCATGCCACATTACCTTTACAAATTCATAACCATTGGTCTTTTCTTCAGCACCCTTACAAGTTTTCCAAAAATGGTTTAACCCGTTTGGAGTAGAAGTCATTAAAAGCTTTGTGGTATCACCAGATGAGATTGTTGGATATACCGAAGCAAAAAACTCATCAAAGCCTTCAATAAACGCGACCTCATCAAGATAGAGGAAACTGATAGATTTACCACGAATGGCCGATGATGTGGTTGTACCAGCATATATTTTACAGCCATTTTCTAAGGTAATATTACCTTTGTTCCATTCCTCAATACCTTGTTGCATCCATTTAGGTAAAGCTTCATAAGCAAGTTGAACTCTTGAAAGAACTTCCCTTGCAGCATCACCCTTGTTTGCAAGAATAGCAACTGTTTTAAATTCGTTAAATAAAATATAATGTAAAATTACTGCAACAGCTGTTGTAGTTTTTCCACTTTGTCTTGCTGTCAATACAGCAACACGTCTACTATTTGTAATCTTTTCTGTAATTTCTTTTTGATAATCATACATCTCAAGGTTTACAAGACCTTTATCTACGTGTACAATTTTAATATAATTTTCAGCGAAATATATTGGGTCCTTAGAACACTTCACATATTCCTTGAGCATATCAGGCGTAAATTCAATTTCCTCACCAGATCTTTTGAGGTCAGAATTACCTAGATATCCTCTGATATTATCAATCGGCATTACCGTCGTCCTTAATCATTTTTAGAAGGTCTGCGGTGGATACAATAAGGTTATTATTTGTGACTTGTGTGGCGGGAGCCTGTTCTTCCTTTGCGTATCTTTTTTTGGTTGACATATCAACATAATCTTTGTTTGCGTCAAGTAGTGTTTTCATTAATTGAGATACAACTTCAAATGCTCTAGGCGATTCAGATTGTTTTGCAATTTCAACCATTTCTTTTACTGCGTCGTCACCTAAACCAATAATATTTTCAATATTTCGTCGTGCGAGTTCAATATCTTTTAAATTCTCATCAGCAAGAACATCTGCTGGAACTAATTCACCAGCTGGTTTCTCTATCGGTAAATTTGTGACCTCGTCATTTGTTGAAAATGCATTTGCTGGTAAATCGGGCAATTTATCTGGATTGAGTTCATCTAAAATTTCTTGTTTTTCTTCTTCCAGAGTTGCCTCAAATTCTGCTCTCAGATCCTCTTTAGGTTCTTCCTTAGCATCTTCCAAGGGCCTCATATTCAACGCCTGTGCAATTTTATCATCACTCATAATTAGTACTCATAATCCTTTTCTTTATCACAAACTCTTTGTCTCAAACCACTGCTACTAAAGCGATGGTCTCTCTTATTAAAGTAAAGGTCTATATCTCGTTTACGGCATATATCCTTACCTGTGAAATCCTTATCGCGATATTCCTCTCCTAGTATACGAACATGAATTGTATACATTTCAAGGATATCTTCTAGATCCCTTTCGGTTGAATAAGGTATAATTTCATCAACATAGCTTACTGCCTTAAGTTGAGTATATCTTTCAACCACAGTTTGAACAGGTGAATTTTTTTCTGGCCTATCAGAACTTGGGTCCATTTGTAAACCACAAATTAGATAGTCACACTGTTCCTTTGCCTCTCTTAACATTTGCACATGTCCAGCATGTAATAAATCAAATGTACTAGCTGTAAATCCTACTTTCATAATTTCTCCATTATATAACAATGCTATGTTCCATTATAACACATTTAATTACAAATGTCAAACGGAAGGAGCTGTATTTGCAAATTCCTCTGCGTAATCCCAATTATCATCAAATTCAATTAAACTATAATCAATACTTAACGCTCTATCAGTCGTAGGTTCGTTGTTTGCAGTCATACCTGGTGACACTGAATAAAATTCTTCAAACGATGTGTTAGAAGGTGTATCCGTTGCATAACGAACATCTATAAACTTAATAACAGCCTTATCTCTTTCTGGCCCAAAGAACCAACCTTTCATTGTGAAATTTAATGTATAAAGAACACTTCTTCTTTCCTCAAAATCACCTTCGTATAAATCTTCGAATGTTGTATCATTCAGGATTAAAGGTATATCCATTGGTTCCAAACCATCAATTAATCGCACAGTGCTTGTAAACTCTGGATTAAAGAATGGTAAAATTTGTTCTAATATTTTTACTGCGTCTTCATTATATTTAGCCATAATGTATAATGAAAAATCTAAATTGTATGGCACTCCAGCATATACAAATCGTCTGCCACCACCTTCAGTATCAACTCCAGTTTTTCTTACCTTTCTTGTTGGAGCAACTTTACGTTCTGGGTCGTATGACATATTGGTCATTTCAAACGACATTCTTGGCAGGTTAATTGCGACACCCTTTAAAAATTTAGGGTCCTGTGTGACACGAGCTAAAATCTTTTGGAAAGGAGCATATGAAATGGGCACAATCATATCCTGGATAACAGTCCCATTGTTATCTGCTCTTTGAATCTTCATTTGATTAAAGTATGTGCCAAATAAGGCAACATATTTTCTCAAAGTAGAATTATAAAAATAATTAGCAATTCCCATATATTACCTATGTGTCGTTAATATTAATATTTTCACTGAATGGGTCAATTTCACTAAAGTCAATAATTGCATCGCCTTCTTGTTCAAAGACTAAATTACGAGCAATTGGGTCAACCTGAGCAACAGCATTCAATGTAGCTGTATTCGATGTGAGTATTTCTCTATTAAACGCATCAAAATATGTGTCAATATTATCACGGCCAGTTTGTAATCTTTGACCTGTGTATTCAGCCAATTCACAAGTCATATCAAATACTTGTAAAGCACCTGATTGATAGAATAGGCTTTCATCTTCAACAAATTTAATCTCAAAAATGTTTTCTGATAGAGGGAAATAAATTAAATCGCCTTCTTTTGGACGAATGATTGTACCTTCTTCTCTTGTGACAAATCGTTCGAATGTTCTGTTTGCAACTGTAAGTGTCATTTGGTCTCGTATCTGTAGACCAAACTTGGATAAGAAATCACCCTCGCCTTCGAAACCATCTACATTCTTAACATAAGCTTCAAATTCAAATGTTTCGTTATATAATGGAAGGTCGTCTTCGTTAAATACTTTATCTAATCCTCCATCAATACGAGTAATGTAGATAATATCCACACCATACATTTTGATGCTTTCAATAACTAAATCATCAATCAGCTGTTGCTCATTGAAGTTTGTATAGTTATCAAAGAAGACATTGGTTGCCATATTTTACCCAATATAGTTATAGTTGAGAGGTTGTAAAGTTGTTATTGCTTCTTCCTCCATACGCTGTCGGTCTTCTCTCGCCTCTGCAAGAATATTTGCTCCATTAAATGTCACACCACCGACCAATTGCATACCATCAAACTTAGTTAAATTCAATCCCCATTGTTCTCTAACTAATGCTGAAGCGTAATTTTGTAGCCATCTATCGGACCATACATCTGAATATGTATCGCCATCAATGACATCATAAGCTTCAATAATAATATAATTGCCAACACTTAAAGCACTAGTATCAGAATCAATATAAAGTTTATTTACATGCTTATTATAGCGAATCATTGGTTTACCTACCAACATTTCTTGTAGGAATTCCAAATGGGACATTGCCATATAATAATTTGTAATATTATAACCAGTGATATCTTCTATATTATTGAGTACAAATTGATATTGAACATTAAAAATGCCACCACCAGTACTGATACTTGTTTCCAAATTAAAGATACCAGAAATACCTAATAGGCCAGCTGGAAGTGTAATATATCCATTTTCCACATCACCTTTAGTAATTGTACCAAGTGTGGCCTGTTGGCCAGAACTTGCACCAGTTATAACTTCATTGGACTCAAACGGAATTCTATTAGTTAAATTATCGTATGTTAATGTGGTTCCAGATGAACCCGAAGTAATAACAGCTTTGGCACCAGATGTTCCACCTTCAATCGTTTCACCAATTTCAAAATCAGAAGCATTTGCATCTGTAAGTGTTAAACTACTACCAGTAAGTTGGTGCTTTAAATAAACCAGTTGGCTTCCGTTATAATGATAATCACGCCAAAAATCTATAGCTTCATCAATACGGTCCTCAACCTGTTCGTCAGAAACGTTAATCTGAATTACTGGTGCTCCTATTTTTCGGAGGACCCAGTCTTTAAATTCAGTTCTTGTTGTTGGTTGTGCCATTTCTTTTTCTCTTTTATTATTTTACATTAATCGGCTTAAGGTTCAGCCTCCGCCTCACTATATTGGTCGACATTAAGTTTAAGTACCTCTGTATCATTATAACCTGAAGCGCGCACCCAAAATGATATTGTATTATCAAAACGCGAACTATTTAGAGCAACAGGCGCTGCACCTGCACCATTATTTGGTTCAACTTTAATTTCATCATTTACATTTGGTACTGCAAGCCAGGTATCGAGCGTATAGGAATTATATGTTGTGAAGGACGCGGATCCTCCAGAATTTATAGTACTATCATTAATTCGTGCTACCTTAAAATGTGTAGGTGTATATCCATCAAGTTGCCAAAGAAGTTGCAATGACGCAGAACTTAATGTTGAAAATGAACCAGCATTGTTATAAAGTCTACAATAATGGGTTGTGAAATCACCATTAGCACCACCTGTATCTTGGCCATATATGCTAATTTGACTTGTTCCTGTTCTTCTGATTACGAGTATTACCCCTGTATCGGTGGTAGCACCTGCTGATTGTGAAAATGCAGTTGATTGAGTATCGATACTTACAGACGAATTTTCTGTAGAATCACGAACATTATCAACGGTTCCAGAGCTACCTGCAGGAAGAGAAGTTCCAGATACACCGCCAGTTCCACCAGTCACTTTTAAACCGAGTACGTTATTAAATTGATGTGGTAAAGTCATTATGCTGTCCCCGACCATCGGCATTCGTAATAGCCAGTTGCTAAAATATTAGAACCACCTGAATCTGACGCAATTTCTACTTTCATTGTTCCTTGTTCGTCAGCATATGAATTCAGTGTCCTTGAATCTCTATATCTAAATGTTCTTGTTGTTGTTAGTGCTAACCAAGTATTTAATGTAGCACTATCACTAACGCTTAAAGTGTTATCAGCAAAATTACTGACTCGAATATAATATGTGGTACTAGGTGTTATATTATCCCATGTTGTAGAGGAATGTAAATATGTTCCACTACCACCAACATTGTAAATACTTTCATACTTATATACATTTCCATCAGAATTAAAAGTCCAGCCCATTACCAAATCCTGGATTCCACTACCCATATCAAAGAAACTTTCTGGTGTACTAGTTGTTCCTTCCAATGAAATTGTTTCTGTTGGAGGAGATGCCTGAGAAGTATAACCTACAGCCGAAGCTCTAATCTCATTACTAGGAGCACAATAAAAACGAATTAACCAATATCTATAAGTTGCCCATGTGGGCTCAGTATTTCCGTCCCAATTAATGTTGGCCGACCATGTTGGAGTATAGGCATTTGTTGATGTGTCTAATATTAATATTGCAGATTTTCCTTCAGAATAACCAGATTCTGTAAATGTTGTTGCAGCAGTTAAAGAGCAAGTCATAAATGGTGTTGTAAAATTAATATTATCAGTTATTGTGGAAGGTGACGGTGCCCAATGGCCAACACCACCTGTTGCATCCGTTATATTTTCAAGTTTTCTTGTATCTGATATAACTGATGTGCCGTTAATTAAAATTGCCATTATGATTCACCTAATGTAAATTTGCCTGTATGTATTTTCCATATTCTCTTGTATTCTTCAAGTTGCTCTTCTCTATCGTCAAATTCTCGTACCAAAACATTGCTAGTTTCAATCTCGTTATTTGCGTTCTTTTTTGATATTTCCCAATCTATAAAATTACCTGTCCAGCCCATTATGACCCCCAAGATGTTGCTGTTGCGAATATTGTGCTTGCGTCATAACCAATTAAATGCACTTGCCAATATCTGGCACCAGTCCAAGTTGGTTCTGTATCATTGGGCCATTTTACAGTACTTGGCCAAGTGATATCATATCCTGTTGAGCTTGTATCAATAAGTAGTAAATATGTTCTGCCCAATCCTGAATTGGTAATTGTGACAGTGGTATTGCCTCCTAATACATATTCATTTAGTGGTTGAACCGTGGTACTACCTAAATTGACGGCAATAGATGTGACACCAGTAGTTGTGCCGCAGAAAAGTTCCCAGTTTCCATAAGTACCCTCAGCATTTACTATATTATACAAATAAGGGTTTGATACTGGAGCATCTATTACTTTTGTTCCTACTACATTAATTGCCATAATCTTATCCTATTTTATTGGTACCGTACCATATTGTGCATCTAAATAGATAGCCGATTGTTTTCCGACCATTTCTCCTGTACAGTAAAATGTTCCTTGGTCACATACCAATTTTACACGAAAATCTGGATTAGCTGAATTAAAAGCAGCTTGTGTGGTTGCTCGGTTCGTAGCAAAAGAATTTGGGTTTGCTTGAGCCATCCAGCCAAACGTGGTCGGTAAATTATCATAAGTACCAGAATTATAACCATCACTTACCGGAGTTGGGCCAAAGCCATAATTTGATGGTGTGCAATCGCCACTACAAGATTGTGATTGTACATTATATTGGACTTGTACTGATGTAATATTAGTTAACCCTGTATAATTGATATAAACAGGTCCTCTAAAATTTGTAGGTTGGCTACTATCACCATCAGCAAAATCAACTTTAATTCTATTATTACCTGGTTCATGTGTAAAGCTTATATAACAATAACATTCTGGGAATCCAACGCTATTAACAAATGTGTTATAAACTACCCAATTAGTTGGAATTGTGAATGTAGAATCCATGGAAGAACTTGGTGTTCCTAAAGCGTCATAACCAACAGCTGTTGCTCTAATTACCGCCGGTGATACATCCCAACAGGTCATAGAAATAATCCAATATCTATGGTCGGTCCAAGTCACGGCGGTTGGAAATTTTATATCTGCAGGAAATGTTGGCGTATGAGGAGTTGCTGTCGTGTCTAATATTAATACTACACTTGAACCTTGTTTTAGATTTGAGTAGGTAAATGTGACATTACCAGTCATATCCAACTTCATAAGTGGCTTATGCCAATCTAAATCTGTGGTAATTGTCTGTGCTACAGGCTGCCAATCTTTATATGTACAATTCTCGGT